TTCTGCACCTCCTTTGCTTGATAAGTCCAGAATACCACTGCAAAGATGTAAAGTCAATACAAAAAGTTTGCAAAACAAACAAAGAAGTATTGACAAAGTTTGCTTAATAAAGTAATATGTTTATAGAGCAAACAAGAAAGCGAGGTGAAATATCATGATGAAATGTAAAATTCCAGAAATCAATCTTACAGACAATGTAGCAGAAAACATTGTAAAGATGGCTCCGTATCTTGATGAAAAGAGCCAGCACATTGTATTTGGAATGATGCTGGAAGCAGTAAGAAGCCTGGAAGATGATGAGGCCCGCAAGGCCGGATAGGGAGGTGAACTGAGATGGCAATGATAATAGTTTCCGCTATTATTTCGGCTATCACAGCAAAAATAGTAGCCACCTACTACTTTAAAAAGATAGATGGCTATGTGAAGGAAATGTGTGAAAAGACAGAAAAAAGCAATCAACACACATTAGCTATTTTACACAAACTGCAAGAAAATCCAAAGCCAAAGGAGATGAGCTGAAATGGAGAAAATTAAAGATTTTCTGAGAAACGCGGCGATCCCCATAGCTGGAGGAATTATAGGAGCTTTTATAGGGATGGGGATAGCAACCCTGTTAGGAATATTGTAATTAGGGTTGTGATGATTGCAATAACAATAGGCAGAACAATTTGAAGTAATACAAATTGTTTATTAATCCACTGGTTATGTCAGAACAGGAGGTGAGTTGAGATGGAAATTCGTTCAATCAAGGTTGATTTTGATAGAGATATATTAGAAATCAACGGAAAGAAAGTAGAGAAGTCAGTTATCGTAACCCTTCCAGGGCCTGATGGATGGCCTATACAGAAAATGTTCAATCCAGAAGTCAAACCTTATGAAGAGTACGGCAGAATCAATATTGAAGCCGATAAAACTGATAAAACAATAAAAAGGGCAAAAAAATTAGTGAAACTGTTAAAGAAAGCCAATTCGTTGGCAGAGGAATTGGCTTTCAAAGAGATTAAAGGTTTTTCAATAGAAAAAGAGACTACTCTTCAGACTGTTCGGAAAGCCATTGATGATACAACCGCAAAGTGTCAAGAGTAACCATTTGGTTTGCGGCAATAAGCTTTCCTGCAAATTCTGAAGGACTATAAGGACCGCCACTCATTTCAGAGGCAATTTCTTGCACGGAGCTGTTTAGACGATCCCTATATTCAGAATAAAAAGTATCGAATGTTTTCATAATTTGGCCTCCTTTCTTAAATACTCGGGTGTGCCAGTACCCTGTATATACAGAATAGGAGCGTAATGTCGAAAACACAAGAAAAAGCGTTCGACAAAGTAGTAAAAATTCTATAAACACAACAAACACAGTCTTCATACGATAAAACAGGAGGTGAACCAGATGGCAGTTATCAAAGAAATCAAAAACGGATCCGGAGGAGTAATCCGGATCCATGACGACTACTGCAAGAACAATACTCCGGAAGACAACCAGAAGATCATAGATAACGTATCCCGGATAATTAATGATTACTACATAAGAAAATCCGTAGGGTAGGAAGGAGGATTTGAGACAGAATATCAGAAGAGAGGAGGCGAACCAAGATGCAAAAGAACCTGATTATCAGCATGATCGCAGGCCAGTTTGCAGCGTTACTTCCAATCTGGGACTGGGGAGATAAACTCACATTCCTGACAGGAAGCATCTGCATAACAATCGTGACCATGATCGCGATCACATGGCTGGAGGACAAAACAAAAGCAATAAAAAGAGCCCTCACATCTGAAAATGTAAAGGGCTCACGTAATTAAAGACAACTTCAGTATATCAAATTTGGAGAAGAAATCAAGAGGTAAAAGAAAAAAAGGCTCAGGCGTTGCACCGCTTGAGCCAGGACCATCCGGTCCCTGGAGTAAATTAGTTTACATAAATATAACACCAGGGAGCCGGAAAGTCAAGCATCCGGCGGTTATGTACCGCTATATTTTTAACTTTTTTGAGGGGACAAGATCCCCTTGCAGGCTTGATTAAACGTATTAGAGATGAGACGAGGGACACTTTTATGAAGTGCGGGTATATAAGGCAGACCTGGGACTGTGGGAACACCAGAGAAGTAGAAGAAAAACATACAGGAAGATATGGTGCTAGGGGACAGAAACGCCAGAAAAGACGGAAAGCTACCCCGGAAGAAATTGCAAAGCAAAATCAATGGAAAAGGGAAAGAGATGTTCGCAGGCTGATCAAGTGGAATTTTGGAATAGGAGATTACTGGTTCACGCTGACATACAAGAAAGGCTCACGGCCGCCCTGGAAACAGATGCAGAAAGATATGTCAAAATTCATTCGAAAGCTCCGGGACAAGTATAAAAAATATGGATGGGAACTGAAGTATATATACCGGTTAGAAATCGGGAAGAATGGAGGACCCCATGTACATATTTTAATCAATCGGAAGTCAAACGATGAAACAGACACAGGCCTGCTGGTAGAAACACTCTGGGAACATGGCCATGCACAGACAAAAAGGGTGTATGACGTTGACTCTGGAGAACTAGCACAGTACATAACCAAGCCGCTGCAGGACCATGAGCCGGAAGATCTGAAACGGTATCACCCGTCCAGAAATCTAATCCGCAAAGATCCAGAAAAAGAAGAGATAAACAGAAGAAGCTTGCTGGACAAGCATGGAAGGCCGCGAGATCCGAAGCCACCAAAAGGCTGGGCAATCGTGCCAAATTCGGTAAAATGCGGAAAAAACAAGATCACTGGATACGCATACCGGCATTACATACTGATCAAAACAGAGAAGAGAAGGGATTAACATGCAAAGAGTAGATGTTTTCATAGAGACAAGCAGCCGCTTTCGTGGAAATGTGGAAAGAAAATGTGGATATGTGTTGTCGACACAGCTCCGGAACGAAGAAAAGACAAGAAAACACTTCGGAAGGGTATCCGGGACATACCATCAGGCAGTCTTACTCACCATGACTGATGCCCTGGATCACCTGACAAAAGGCTGTGATGTGTGTTTTCACATAAGCGATCTGTATGTTACGAGCCGCCTGGGAAAGATCAGAGAAATGGCTGATTCCGGCTGGTTGAATGCAAAAGAAAAGCCGATAGCAAACAGAGAAGAATGGCGGAAGGTATTTAAAGCCATGAATCAGCTTCCGGATGCACACGAAATCTCTGCAAAGACAGAGAAGCACAGTTATTCTATGTGGTTACGGGAGGAGATGAAACGCCGTGAATGCGGAAGAATGCTGGGGCAAGGGCTGGAGCCTGCACCCGGAACACGATATATCAACAATGGAATGTCTGGGTACCATTATTAAGTCAGGTATCCGGTTTACATACTATAAAGACGAAAAAGGAGGAATATGGTTTGATGATGAACCCGAAGGAGGAAAACCAGAGTGGATGCAGAGAGCAGACAGAGAACGAAGAAAGCGTAAGCGACATTCTTGAGAATTTGGAAAACTATGTCTGTGACGGATTATGTTGTCATCGCGGAGAAAAACTGACACAAGAGGAAATGGACTGGTACTGTGCACATTGCGAACTGCAGAGATACGTAGATAAGATTGAGGAGAGGCTTAATACTATCAGTGAATCCGGTTCTGTACGTTGCTATGCGTGTAGATATTGTAAAAAGGTTGATACCGAGAACGGCAGCAGTCTGTACTGTGCAAAAGACAGTGGAAGGTTAAGCAAGACGACATACGACAGTACCTGCCTGAATGGTAAGAAATGAGGAGAATATCATGAGAACAATAGCAATCATCAATTTAAAGGGCGGTGTGGCCAAGACCACATCAAGCATTAACATCGCATACATACTGATGCGGAAAGGATACAAGGTGCTTCTGGTTGATAATGACAAGCAGGGGGACTGTTCACGTGGAATGAACCGCCGTACCCAGGATGGGGAAGGGATTGACCGGATCATGGTAGACCGGCATCCGGATATGGAAAAGCTGATCAACAAGACTGACTATCTGTACCTGGATATCATCACAGCAAACCTCGGTCTCCTGACTGCAAACATGGAAGTGACCATGGACCGTGTACGCCCACAGCAGAACCGGTTGAGAAAGGCGCTGCAGCAGGTAGCCGATAATTACGATTTCTGCGTGATCGATAATGCTCCGGACATCAATGTGTCGGTGATCAACGCCCTGACCGCCGCAGACGACGTCCTGATTCCGGTAGAAGTGGATGATAACACCATGGAAGGCATGAATGAGCTCCTGGAGCAGATCGATGATGTAAAAGAAGAACTGAATCCGGATTTGAAGAACGTCCGCTGTTTCGTAACAAAGTATCAGAAATTTAACCAAGCACATTTGCAGGGAGCAGAAATCATCGAAGAAAAGTATCCGGCAATGAAAACAAAGGTTCGTTTCTCAGGAGTGGTAGCAAGGAGTACGTTTGTGCGTATGCCGGTAGCATTACACAGCCCCAGATCAGCGGCAGCAGAAGACTATGAAACTCTTGTGAATGAATATCTTGATATGATTGGAGATGGAAACAATGGCGAAATTTGACCTGAAAGGACTTCTCAATGACAGATCAGTCCCGGACCGGCAGCAGGACCAGAAGATCGTATACCGGAATCCAAAAGATCTGATCCCATCGGAAGAGAATTTCTACAACACAGAGAAGCTTGAACGGCTGAAACAGTCGATCAAGCTTCTGGGGATCCTTCAGCCACTCCTGATTGAGAACCGGGACGGGAAAGACTATGTAATAGCCGGCCATTGCCGTCGGAAGTGTTGCATTGACCTGCTCAACGAAGGAAACGACAAATTCAGCCGGGTTCCCTGCGTGTATAAGACATCATCTGAGTTGGAAGAAGACGCAGGCCAGGAAGACGATATTGTGCGTCAGATTATGATCATCCAGGCGAACTGCTATCGTGATAAATCCGACTGGGAAAAAATGACAGAGACTTTGAAAATGGAAAATCTCGTCAAGGAACTCCGGGAGAAAGCACCGATGGAAGGAAAAACAAGAGATATCCTGAAAGATCTGATCGGAACATCCAGCGGCCAGTTGGGAAGATATCATGCAATCAGCACAAACCTCTGCGAACAGCTAATGTCGGAATTTGAAGAAGACAGGATTAAGATTTCCGTGGCTTATGAAATATCCAAACTCAATAAAGAATATCAGAAACAGGCCTGCGAGCTGTACGAAGAAGCAGGAATCCTGACGCTGGACGACATCAAAGGCCTGTACCGGCAGCAGGAAGCCGAGAAAGGTATCCCTGGACAGATGACTATCGAGACAGCAACCGGTCAGAACCGACCACCGGAAGACGATACAGAAATCCCGGCAGAAACACAGATTGAGCGTTTCTATGAGAGCACGAACAAGAACATGAAGAACTACATCATCCAGGAAGATAAAAATATGACTATCTTCATGCTCTCAAACCTGTACGGAACAGCACGTGTCCGAAACGGACACCTCAACTACCAGGGCACAACCGCCGGAATCACCTTCAATCCCGGCAGGGTATTTGAACACGAACTGTCCTGGCAGTCCCTTGCCAAGATCCTGATCGGGAAGTATGGGCATAAGAAACCGATCAAGATGGTATCTGTAGATATACCGGAGAAACCGAAAAAGAAGGATAACGAAGTATCAGGTCCGGCAAAATGTATCACCGGAAAGAGCAAATCAGGAATATGCGGAGCAGCAGCCTATTGTGATACAGAATATAACTGTTGCGCTCAGTGCCCTGATGATTGTAATAGCCGGTGCGGATGGCTGGAAGAACGCTGCCAACCGGCAGCAGAAATACCGGACGAAAAGCAGCCTGATTTTGTTGAAGAAATCGCAGACCATCCCGGCGAAGCCGCCGCATTGCCAGTCATGAAAAATAATGATCAGAGAAAAGAGTGGCTGAGAAACTACAAACTCTGGGGATTGTGGTATGAAGACAAAAATATCGGTGTTAAATACTACAAGTATGATTTTGAGAATGGCGCATGCCTGATTGCAGAAGAATATATTCTTCCAGGAACAGAATGGATGCCAGAACATGAAACGGCATTCTTACATCTTGTTGGAGGACCTGAACCAGAGTGCAAGGGCGGCATACCGAAATGGACATATCATGCACGGTATTATAAATTCCCAAACTCAGAAACAGAGTTGGTTGAATTCCTGAAGGAATTGCAGAAATAAGGGTGTTCTCGAAAATTCGATTAACATATACAACCTGCCGCATGAGCCTGTCAGAAATGCGGCAGGGGAAAGGAGAGTGTCCGAATCGGACACGTGCAAAATGAATTACGACAATTTGAAGTTCCCAAAACAGGGAAAGAAAAAAAGAAAGAAACCCAAACCAGGGAAATATCTCTGTAAGAAACAGAAAAACAGCATCATCGAAGGAGACGAAAAAGGAACCTGTTACATATGCGGTAGCCACATAAACATAGAGAATCACCATATTTTCTTTGGTCACGGAAACAGGAAGAATTCAGACTGGTATGGCCTTACCGTACATCTGTGTGCACAGCACCACAAAGAAGGCAGGATATCAGCTCATAAATATAGAGAAGTCAACTATGCGCTAAAACGGATCGCTCAGAGAACGTTTGAGAGCAAGATTGGCAGCAGGGAAGATTTCATGAAGATATTCGGAGAAAACTGCCTGGAGGAAGAATATGAAAAGAAGAACGAATCTGTATAAGGCCGTAGACCAGAACGGAAAACCGATCTTTGAGGACCTGCTGACAGCCAAACAAGTCGCAGAGAAAACCGGGTGCACAAAGAACAATGTAGCCCAGGCAGCGGCCAATTTTGCCCTGGTAAACAAGAAGTACCGGATCATCCCGGAAGACATCAAGCTGAGTAAGGCATTAGATGCTGAATTACTGGCGGAATGGGATATATACCGGACACGGTTGCTAAGAGACGCAAGGAGGCGAGCATGAACAAAAGACAGAAAAAGAAGCTATTCAAGAAAAGATCAGCCTTCTACCCGCATGGCGGCCCGGACGCATTTTTGTTCCAGGTTTTTACCGGTGTTGGAATGACAAAGAAGAAGTGGGAGAGACTGGATAAGATGCTGGAAGACCTGTTTGAGGACATGGAATATGATCAAAACACTAGAAATGTAGAGAATTTCAACCGAATCATGGCAGAAAGGAGAAAATGATGGAGGATACATGTAAAACCTGTATCAACAACGACGATGGCCTCTGTGATCGCAAAGGGATCCTTGTAGAAGACGAAGATTCCTGTGAACATCACTGGCCAGCAGGGAAAAAGGTCAAAATAAAAAAACATGAGAAGAAACTGGATATTACACCAGAGCTGGCTATAGCAGCCTATAACACACTGATCCAGTTTTGCAGAAGCCAGCCGGCCAGTGAAGATGGAACCTGCAGCAGCTGCATCCTGTATCAGCACTGCCCTGGCGCATCAGATATTCTCCCGGAAGACTGGAAGGAGATACATTATCCGTTTTTGACAGGAAACACACTGCATTACATAAAGGCCGGTAAGGTCAAGCAGATTGTATTTGCCAGACGTGAAGATGCAGAGGAAGGACTCAGTGAAATGGAGGAAAAACGTGGATAAAAAAGAAGCAATAAAAGAGTTAAAATTTGAAAAAAATATTTCTGCAGGTGTTATAGAACAGCTTGGTATCACGAAAGCACTTAGAGAAATTGTTGCCATACAACAGAAAAAGAGAACTCAGACATATGATACAGCTATTGAAGCGTTGGAAAAGCAGATTCCTATAAAAATGAAGGATATGAGGGTGGTTAATGATTTTTCAGGAAGATATTACACGTGCATAGGCACATGTCCTATATGTGGAGAAGAAAATATTTATCGAAATAGTAATTATTGCCATAAATGCGGTCAAGCACTTGACTGGGAGGAGGTGAACAATAATGAGTTATAAAAACAACGAAGGTTACCCAGCACCAACAGAAGGAGAAGCAATCCGGAGGGCCAGCCGGATGCCGACACACGTCTATAACGACTATTGCTTACTCAACAATATAGCTGGTCGTTTAGGATTAGAGGTGGCAGTGATAAGAGAAAAGAAAACAGGAAAAGAATGGCCACAGAGGAGGTGAGAACAATGTGGGTAATTTTTCTTGGTTCCGGCATGGTGTTCGGAGCCGCAGCCCTGGTGTTAGCCTGGATAGGAAGTAAAGTAATCCTGTCGATCAGGCGGCAGCAGAAGAAGTTTGAAATTGAAGATGAAACTTACAACAAAGTAAAGAAAGCAATCAAAGAAAAGGAGATCGAAAATGAAGAGTAAAGTTATTATCGGAATCGTGGTAGCAGCAGTTCTCGGTGGAGGATACACAGTATCAAGAATGGATTTTATCGGCACAGGCAAAGTCGGCATTGTTTATAACTATAAAGACGGAGTACAGGATAAAGTGCTGACTCCAGGAATGCACTTTATTGCACCAATGAACAAAGTAAAGGAATTTAGTACCAGCAATGAGATCCTTGTTCTTACAAAGGACAAGAGGGATGGCAGTAAAGAAGATGATTCCTTTAAAGTAGCAACATCGGACGATGCCAGCATTGCAGTATCTTTCCAGATGAGTTACCGGTACGATCCAGATACAGTGATTGATACATACAAGCGATTCAAAGGAATGGACGGAGAAGATATTATCGAAAACCGTGTCAAAACTGTTTTGAAGTCAAAGATTTCTGAGGTTACAACCGATTATTCCATGATGGACATCTATTCCGGAAACAGATCCGAACTGAATAATGCCATTACAGAGTATCTCAACAAAGATTTTCACAAAAAATATGGCATTGAAGTCCTGGATGCCTCTATCGTAGACGTTCATCCGGACAAAAAGCTGAAACAGGCTATTGATAACAGAGTGACAGCTTTACAGGAAAAACAGCAGGCTCAGGCAGAACAGGAAAAGGTTAAAGTCCAGAAAGAAACAGAAAAGCTCCAGGCTGAAGCGGATGCCCAGATTGAACTGACCAAGGCAGAGGCAGACGCAAAGAAGGCTAAGGTTAAAGCAGCAGCTGAAGCAGAAAACACAAAAACCAAGGCAAAAGCACAGGCAGAGGCTAATAAAGAACTTAGTGCATCCATCACGGATGAGCTGATTAAGATGAAGGAGGCAGAAGCTCACTACAAAAATGGCTGGGTTACAGTCCAGGGAGCGGATGCCGTGATCGCGGATAAATAAAAGAAATACAGAGAAAGCCGGGAGCATACACGTTCCCGGCTAAAAGCATCGAAAGGGGAGGATACCAGTGGGCGAGATCAAGATCACCAGGAAGCTCCTGGACAATTACAGAAAGTTAAAGAGGGAAATACCGGTCCTCAGCATGGAACTGGCTGAAATGGAACAGGGGGAGGCAGGGCTAGGGAACAGCACAATATTTGATTACAGCACAGGATTCGCACGGCCACAGAGTGTAGTCGGATTCGACCAGGAGAGATACGATAGAAGAAAGAGAACATATGAACATAAAAAGGAGCAGGCGGCAGCAGTGGAACGATGGATCCAGAATATTGAAGATGGCCAGACAAGATATGTGTTCAAGGCATTCTATCAGCAAGGAATGACCTGGGAAAAAATAGCAGAAAAGACAGGATATTCCCAGAGTCCGGACTATCCGAGACTTTACATCAGGGATACATATTTGAAAAAATGTGAGATTAAGTAAAAAATATCGTTTATATCGGAAATATCGTTATAGAATACAATAGAAGCCAAAGGCACAAGAGGCCGGCGGCTTTCAAAGAACCACCAGAAATCCGCACCTGGTGGTTCTCTTGGAACGTAGCTCAGTAGGAAGAGCAGCTGGCTTATATCCAGCGTTGTCGGTGGTTCAACTCCATCCGTTCCGATCAGGTGTAGCCCACACCTGCATGATAAAACTCCGATCATATCACAAGAAGGCATCTGGCAGCAGTCAGGTGTCTTTTTGTGTGCAAAGAAAGAAGGTGAGTCTGAGTGACTGAAAAACAGAAGATATTTGCAGATGAATACCTGATAGATCTGAATGCCACAAGGGCTTACCGGGTAGCGTATCCGTCAGTAAAGAAGGAAGAAGCAGCAGCTGTAAATGGCAGTAAATTGCTAAGAAATACTAAGGTTGCAGCATATATTCAAGAGCGGATGCAGGAACGCCAGAAACGTACAGAGATCACTCAGGACAGGGTCCTGCAGGAACTGGCAGCGATCGCATTTGCAAAAGCTACGGATTACGCAGAGATAAAGAATGAATGTGTCAGGATCAAAGACACAGCAGAACTGGATGAACAGCAGGTCAGGGCCCTTGCCGGAATTGAAGAAGGTAAGTTTGGAATTAAGGTAAAGCTGAATGACAAAGAGAAGGCTCTTGAACTACTCGGCCGGCACCTTGGCATGTTTAAGGATAAGCTAGAAGTATCCGGCCTGGAAGAAGAGAAAAAGAAACTGGGAGATATCCTGGAGCAGTTGCGTGGTGATGGATAGTGAGTACAGAAAGACTGATACTTTCAGAGAAATACAAAGCATTTCTCAGATGTAATGCTCCGGTTGAGTTCCTGGAAGGCACTACAGCGGCGGGTAAAACCACAGTCGGGCTTTTTAAATTCATGTGCAAGGTTGCAGAATCGCCAAAGAAACTGCATATCCTGGCTGCGAAAGATACCGGAACAGCTGAAAAGAACATCATCAATAAAGATCTTGGGATCGTTGATGATTTCGGGATCCTGACTGAGTACAACGGAAACGGCACAAAGGACGACAAGATACCACATATCCTGTTCCATACCAACAAAGGCGATAAAGTCATATATGTGATGGGATATGGAGACAAGAAGAAGTGGCAGAAAGCCCTTGGCGGTCAGTATGGATGTCTGTATATTGATGAGATCAACACTGCAGATATTGATTTCGTTCGAGAAGCATCCATGCGCTGTGATTACCTCATGGCCACACTCAACCCGGACGATCCTACCCTGGATGTGTATAAAGAGTATATAAACAGTAGCAGACCTTTGCCGGAATGGGCAGACAGCACACCACAGGAAATAAAAGATGAACTAAGAGAAGAACCAAAACCCGGCTGGGTACATTGGTTCTTTTCTTTTGATGATAATGCAGGACTTCCGGAAGAAAAGAAACAGAAGATCATACAGAACACGCCTAAGGGTACAAAAATCTGGAAGAACAAGATCCAGGGCCTGAGAGGAAAAGCAACCGGCCTGGTATTCCCGAATTTCAGCAGAAAGCAACATGTCGTATCAGAAAAATGGGTGAGAGCCCAGATGGCAGCGGGAAAGCTGAAATTCAAAAAGTTCACCTGTGGCCTGGATACGTCTTATTCCTCGAAGTCTCCGGATACGATTGCAATGATATTCCAGGGAATCACGGAAGACAGAAAGTTGATCACACTTGCTGAAAAAGTATACAGCAATAAAGACCTTGATCAGCCTCTTGCTCCGTCAGATACGGCTGTGAAATTCATAGATTTCCTTGAGAAATGCCGGAAAGACTGGGGCTTTGCCAAGGATACGTTTGTTGACTGTGCAGATGCGGCGACGATCACGGAACTTCGAAAGTATAAGCGGCTCCATGGATGCCTCTATAATTTCATAGAATCCTACAAGAAAGTGGAGATCCTGGACAGGATCAAGCTCCAGCTGGGCTGGATTCAGCAGGATTGTTATCTGGTTCTTGGTACCTGTACAAATCATATAGCCGAAATGGAGAAATACTCCTGGGATGAGGAGAAAGATATTCCGGAAGATCGTAACGATCATACGATCAACTCCCAGCAGTACGGCTGGATCCCGTACCGCAACATGATTGGCTTTGAAACGGAGGAACAGAAAAGGTGAAATGGATGGAAAAACTGAATGAGAACATAAAAAAGACTGTCCGGAGCTGGCTGAATGTTACTCCGGCAAACCCGTATAACTTTCAGATCAATGAGATGCTGGACTTCGAAGGCCATGCGATTCGCAACCGGATCTGGTACAGAGGAGACAGCAACGAACTGGAACAGTTCTATCAGCAGAACAGAGAGAATGCAGACCGGTACAAATTCTGGGCCAGCGCATGTACACCTGGAATGGAAATGAGAAAGATTCATACTGGCCTTCCGGGGCTGATCGTGCGGACACTTGCTTCCGTAGTCCTGCCAGATATGGATAAATTTGAGTTTGGAACACCATCACAGGAACAGATCTGGAATGAGATCGGAAAAGACAATAATTTCCGGAAAAAGATGGAAAGTGCACTGAAAGAAGCACTGTACATCGGTGATGGCGCTTTCAAGGTAGCCGTTGATACAACTATCAGTGATTATCCAATCCTGGAATGGTATCCGGGAGACAGAGTAGAGTTTGTGTATCAGAGAGATCGGATTCGGGAGATTGTATTTAAAACGCCATACTGTGAAAAAGGAAGAACGTATGTTTTGAACGAGAGGTATGGCTTTGGATATATCATCAATGAGCTATATCTGAACAACAAAATGATGGATATTAAAACCATCAAGACGACAGAGAACCTTACAGATATAACCTTTGATGATTCTGTGATTTTTGCAGTACCGTTTATGATATATGAATCAGCCAAGTACGAAGGTCGGGGCGGGAGTATTTTTGATGGAAAACTAGATAATTTTGACGCTTACGATGAAATATGGAGTCAGTGGATGGACGCTCTAAGAGCGGGAAGAGCAAAAACCTATATTCCAGAATGCTTAATTCCGCATAACCCGGAAAACGGAATGCTTATCAAGCCGAACCCTTTTGACAACAGGTATTTTGCAGCAGATGGAGACATGAGAGAAGGACAGAAAAATCAGATATCTACAGACCAGCCAACAATTCCTCATGAAAGTTATCTTTCATCTTATGTGTCTGCGTTAGATTTGTGTTTACAGGGAGTAATCAGCCCATCCACACTGGGAATCGATACGAAAAAGCTGGATAATGCGGAAGCACAGCGAGAGAAAGAAAAGACAACGCTTTATACCAGAAACGCCATCGTGGAAGCAATACAGGAAACGCTTCCGGAAGTTGTTGCAATGTGTATCAATGCCAACAACATCCTGCTACATGGCGGAGCAAAAGAAGAAGTAAAAGTCAATATCCCGTTTGGAGAATATGCAAACCCGAGCTTTGAGAGCCAGGTTGAGACCGTAGCAAAGGCGAAACAGGGCGGCATCATGAGCATTGAACGCTGTGTGGAAGAGCTGTACGGTGACAGCCTGGATGAACACTGTAAGGAAGAAGAGATAACCCGCCTAAAAGCAGAACAGGGTATACAGGATATGGAAGAACCGGCAGTGAACATGGCTGCCGGTGATTTCCGCGTTGATGTGACAGGAGGAGAACCGGATGAAGGTAAAAGTGGGTCCCAGAATGTACCAGATGAGCAAAAGAAGATACCAGGAGCTTCTGGAAGTAGCCAGGCAGCAGGTACTTCCGATGGGAGTGTACGCAATCGAGAAAAATGATTATGCAGAGCTCCGGAATGACCATTGCGCCAGTGCAACAAAGCTGAAAGCTACAGTGAGGGAGTTCCGGCAGCAGGGATTCAAGGTTCGCTATAACAGCAGGTAAGCAATATGGCAAAGATTAATGATGTATATGATATCGGAGCTGCATTCGAAGCCGTTGAAAATGAGTTGATAGCATCCATGATCCGGAACATGAAGCGCCATAAGGCGGAAGAATCCGATGAAAAGATGCAGTGGTCTATGTGGCAGACAGAGATGCTGAAATCCCTGGAAAAGTATAAGCATGACAACGAAAAGAAGTATGGTAAACAGTTTAAGGACATAAATGCCAAGATCAGCGGCCTGATAGCAGCCGCAAACATAGAAGGCCAGATGGAACAGGAGAAGAAGATCCTGGAAGCCATCCGAAAGGGCTTTCCTGCAAAGCGAGTTACGAAAGGCGGTACGGCAGAATTTTTTAAACTGAATGACCGGAAGCTGGAAGCACTGATCAAAGCCACCACAGATGATATGGAAAAGGCAGAGACAGCAGTTCTACGTATGGCGAATGACCAGTATCGGAAGATCATCTACAACGCCCAGGTATATGCGAACACAGGCGCTGCAACATATGAGACAGCCGTTGACATGGCGACAAAAGACTTCCTAAAAGCCGGCCTTAACTGTATTCAGTACGCAAATGGAGCAAGGCATACCATTGCAGACTATGCAGATATGGCGATCCGGACAGCAAGTAAACGTGCTTACCTGCAGGGGGAGGGCGTAAAACGCCAGGAGTGGGGAGTACATACCGTGATCATCAATAAGCGGGGAAGCGGATGTCCCTGTCCTCTGTGCGTCCCGTTCGTAGGGAAAGTCATGGTCGATGATGTCTGGAGCGGCGGAACCAGAAAAGAAGCCTCAGAGACCGGATATAAGCTGCTGTCAGAAGCTATAGCTGCTGGCCTGTATCATCCACGCTGCAGAGACAGTCATACAACCTTTTTTTCCGGAATATCCACCCCGCCGGATGGGAAGTTCACAAAGCAAGAGCTCAAAAAGATAAAAAAGAAGAATAAGCAGGAATCCCGGCAGCAGTACGCAGAACGGCAGGTGAAACAGTATGGAAGGCTTGCAGATTTTTCTTTAGATCCGGATAATCAGGAGAAATATGAGCAGAAAGCAAACGAGTGGAAAAACATTGCAAATGGAACGAATACTGATATAATGATATCAGGAGCCAGGATTACGGATATATTCAGTAAAGAGGCAGATGAATTTGCTGACATGTATTATAAGGAAATTCGGAGCTTTTCTACAGATTCGAAGAAAATAGCGAATAACCTTGGAAAAGACGAAGCTGACATAAGAAAGATAAAAGCTTATCTGTTTGAGGAGGATTCCCTGCTGGATACAGAAACAGGAAAATACAGACGCTTCGATCCGGACTGTGCGATTGCTCAGAGCTGGCAGCGGCTTATGATAGGAAAAGACATTAAGCAGCATGACAGAACCCTGATAGAACATGAACTTCTTGAAATGAAGATTAAAAAAGAAAAACCAGATATGGAACACTGGAAAGCACACCAGATAGCTTCAGAAAAGTATGATTATCCAAAGGAGGCGATGGAGTATTATGGTAATCTTAAAAAACATAAAAAAGACAAGTGATACAATATCTGCTGACTATTATCCGGAAGGCAGGGAACCGAAAGGATATATGGAAATTAATTTGAAAAATGGAGTTGTTATCGGACATAATAACGCTAGCTCATTTGCAGCTCCACATGTCAGACGAGAATTGAAACGTTTGTCAGAAAGAGACAATCCACCAACAGAAAAAACAGTATTATGGTATTGATACCACCAGTCAGAAATGGCCGGTGGTCTTTTTATACCCATTTTTAAGAAAGAGAGGAAAGGAAACATGAAGTTTGAAGAAGCGTTAAAGGCAATGAAATCCGGAATCCCAGTAAAACTTCCGCCATGGGCTGGCTATTGGTGGTGGGATGAAGAATCCCAAACAATCCTTATGTACACAAAAGATGGTGGTTGTTTGGATATAAGAGAAACACAGAATGTAGAGTATACGCTTCGGAATATTTTTTCCGATGAGTGGATTTATGCGAATGGTCAGAACTGCCCGATTCTTGGCGGAGAAGCAACATTTTCGTTTGGAGAAGCAATTAAGTATCTGAAAAGAGGTATGAAAGTAGCAAGAAAAGGCTGGAACGGCAAGAAACAGTACATCCAGCTGGCAACTGGGATTTCCTATAGGTCAACTGATGATGAAATTGTGAATTGTGAACATGATGCAATTGGAAACAAAGCAGTGGCTTTTGTAGGAACATCTGGTGTACAGATGGGCTGGCTTGCATCCCAGGCAGATATGCTTGCTGAAGACTGGATTTTTGCAGAGTAATTGCGCCGGCGCAACGGAGGGGAGGTGAGGGACATGAAGATCAGAGTTATCCATGATTTCTATGATAAAGAGAATGATCTGGAACTCCGGAAAGTCGGAGAAGAGTACGAGGTAACAGAGGAAAGAGGCAGATACCTGGTAGATTTCCGAGTGGCGAAAGAGATCACAGATCAGGAAAGAGGTGATCCGGAATCTCCCGTTGAGGCGTAGGGTGAAACGCCTTATTTTTATGCCCGAAGGCTTAAAACTACACGGAGACACCGGGTTATCAACTGTCTATGTGAGACACACGTAAAACTGTATTCGTGCAGACAGCACATAAAAAACTGTAAAGGAGCATGAAAAATGTTTAAGAGATTTCGATGCAAAGTACCAATGAACCTGCAGAAATTTGCAGAAGGAGGATCTGGTGATGGTGGGGCAGCAGGTGTTTCAGGAGCGGATGGTGGAACATCACCGGCAGGAGCACAGCAGACACCACAGTTTGATTATGATAAGCTGGCCAGTCTGATCGCAGGAAAACAGACTGTGACAGAAGAATCTGTCCTGAAAGGTTACTTTAAACAGCAGGGACTTTCAAAAGAACAGATGGATCAGGCTATCGCATCCTTCAAACAGCAGCAGGCGGCCAACCAACCGGATGTGGCTGGTATGCAGAATCAGATCACAGAGACCCAGAATCAGCTGACAGCAGCCCAGGCAGCAGCTCAGGCGGCGAAAGTTGAAACAGCGGCCACCATGATGGCAGTATCACTGGGGCTTGACGCAAAAACGATCCCATATGTTCTGAAGATGGCTGATCTCAGCCAGGTAGTAGGACAAGATGGGAAGATCAATGAGGAAACGCTGAAAACAGCACTGAACACAGTACTGGAAGCTGTTCCGGCCCTGAAGCCACAGGCAGACGGAAAGACCGGGTTCACACAGATCGGGACAGGCGGAAATCCGGCACAGCATCCTCAACAGACAACTGCAAACCAGACAGCGGTGCCAACAAAACGATGGAACCGTTTCAATAATTAAGAAGTGTCCGATTCGGACACCACACTACAGAAAGAAGGTATAAGACATGGCATTAAACTATGCAGAACAGTGGAGCCCGGAGCTCCTTGAGATCCTGATGCAGGGAACCCTGACGTCTCCATTTGTGACCAGTAACGTAAGATGGCTGGACGCAAAAACATTCCATTTCACCCAGATGAGTACATCCGGTTACAAGAATCACAGCCGTGAAGGTGGATGGAACAAAGGTACATACACCCAGACAGATGTACCATACACATTAACTCATGACCGTGATGTGGAGTTTATGGTAGATAAAGCGGACGTGGATGAGACAAACGCCACAGCGTCCATTCAGAACATTTCCCGCATTTTTGAACAGACATGGGTAGTTCCGGAAACAGATGCACTGTTCTTCTCCAAGGTTGCCCAGGCAGCTCAGAAGACAGAGGAATATCATGGATCCACAGCAGCTTCCGCATACACAAAAGCAAAAGTATTTGGAATGCTGAAAGATATCCTTGCAAAGGGAAAACTCAGAAGATACAAAGCGAATGGAACCCTGATTATGTATGTGACCAGCAAGATCATGGACGCCCTGGAGCAGTCCACAGAGTTTACACGTAAGATTGAGATGACCCAGATCGCAGAAGGCGGTATGGGAATTGAAACAAGAGTAACAGACATAGATGGCGTACCGATCATGGAGGTTATCGATGATGAGCGTTTTTATGATGCGTTTGACTGGGAGCCGGAAGGAGGTGGATTTGCTCCACTGAAGAAGGTAGCAGCCGCAAGCGGTGTTGAAGCTGTAACTGGTGCGCACAAGATTAATGTTCTTGTAGCCTGCGGTCAGACATGCAAGACCGTTCCAAAGATCAACAGCATCTACTACTTTGAACCAGGCGGACACACAAAAGGAGATGGATATCTGTACCAGAACAGATCTTTCTCTGATGTATTTGTATTCCCGAATGGCCGTGATGGAAAGATCGACAGCATTTATGTAGATGTAGATACAGCAGAGGTAGCGTAAAAATGTACAAACCGTACGCGTCAGAAAGCTACTACGAAGGCAAATACGAAGGAACATTAATTCCGGAGGACGACCAGAAAAAAGCGCTGATCCAGGCAAGTAGGCATGTGGACGCTCTGACCTTCAATCGCATTGTTGGCCGGGGCTTTTCGAACCTCACGGAATATCAGCAGGAGATCATCCGGGAAGTGGTGTGTCAGCAGGCAGACTTTGAAACTGAAAATGCGGATATGATCGCAAGTGTCCTGTCATCGTACAGCATCAACGGTGTGTCCATGCAGTTCGGCAGTGCCTGGAATGTTTTTAATGATAAGGGCGTGGCCATGCGGCGGGATACATATTCCATGCTGCAGCAGACAGGCCTGTGCTGCCGGTTAGCGAGGTGAGCTTATGAGATATCCGTGTTTAGTGCCAAAACGGCTGTGTCAGACTGATATCACGGTCAGCATAGCCAGAGAAGGCGTGAGTAAATATGGAGAGCCCCTGGAGCCGGTGACATATACCGGCAAGTGCAATTATCAGGATAAGGCAAAGACGATATTCACGGAGGAAAAAAAGCTGGTCCAGATCACCGGATCCGCACTTTTCCCCGGGGATATCTGCCCGGAGCTTCCAACGATATCCGGCGGCACAGCAATCGTGTTCGGGGTACAGCGACAGATCCAGGAAGCCCGGAAGAATCGGAATCCGGATGGGACTGTGAATTATACGGAGGTGATGCTGCTGTGATAAAGGTCAATTCAACGATAAAGATGAACTTTCCGAAGATCCGGCAGCTCACCGATGCACAGGCACAGGCTCTTGAGCTGACTGCGGAGGCACTGCATACAGAAGTGGTGCAGGCACAGATATTCCCACGTGATACAGGAAATCTGCAGAATGAAAGCACGTTTGTTGATCACTCACAGTCCGGCCAGGGAAAAGTCAGCATAGTGTCAACAACACCATATGCCCGCCGCTTATATTTCCATCCGGAATATCACTTCCAGACAAAGGAGAATCCGCATGCAAAGGGCAAATGGTACGAGGACTGGATCCCGCCGAATGGACCTGCATCAGACTTTGCCCCGGAAGCATTTAAGAAATTCTATAAGAGGTTGACAGGCGTATGATCACATTGGGAAGTGTTAGAGAATATATCTCTTCTCTTGGCATCACAGAGGATGAACATGTGTACATGGGAACCCTGGATGCAAAAAAGGAAAAGTCCCTGGGAGTGTATAATAGTAAGCATCAGTATAACTCACATAAAGCTCTTGGCGGACCGGATCTGGAAGGCTATGGCGAGAAATACGTCACGATTTTAGTTCACTGGAATAAGTCTACACGTGACACAGAAAAGGTCGCTGTGGGCTTATACGAGACGCTCAGAAGGGCAAGAGACATTCAGACAGAAGATGGAACCATAAAATTTTTTCAGCTGCTTTATGATCCACAGGATATCGGCAAAGATGATGTCGGTATCTGTGAATGGGTTATAGAAGCAGCTGTTATTTTCGAGAAAAAGAAAGAAGGCGAATGATTATGAAAATGAATCTGCAGAAGTTTGCTGCAAGTGGAAAAACAAACGTGTTTCCGGTTCTGGACAATGCGTTCAAAGCAGGAGCAACGAAAGAAGCTGCAACAGTTATTGCTGATATGGAAACATTCAATGTTGAATTCAGTAATGGCATTGAAACATGGACACCAATGGACACGGAAGGGTGGCAGAGAGGCTTAATGACTTCGAAAGGTATTAAGATCACCCTTTCCGGAAAAAGAAACATCGGGGATACCGGTAATGATTTTGTTGCTGGAAAAGTTTATAAAAATGGTCACGATGCAGAAGGCTATTTCGAATGGAAACATCCGGACGGAACTACAATTTCCTGGACAAATGCAATCTTTGACGTAAAGAACATTGGAGGCGGAGATTCCACAAGTGTAGGAGCCCTGGAAGTTGAGATCAACGGCAACGGCAAACCTACGATTACACCTGCAGTATAAAAAGAGGAGAAGAATATGGCAAAAGTAGTAAATATCACAGATAAACTTGAGTTTGATGTAGATCCAACTCTTGTGATCGGGAATCTGAAAGTAAGGGTAAGATCTGACGCAGAAACAATGCTGAAACTGATGGGAACACTCAGTAAAGGTAAAGATCTGAATACGATCAAGGAGGCTTTAGGCCTTTTGTTTAGCGAAAAAGATTTGGCAGCGATCTGCAAGTACAAAAAAGACGGAAAGAAGATTTCTGCAAAATCTCTGATGCTGATCGTAAACACGGCCATTGAGTTTGTAACAGGAGAAGACGAGGGAGAGCAGTGACCCGTGCTATGACTTGCTTGACGATTTCGATCTGATTGTCAGCAGTTTTCAGTCACAGTACGGGTTAAGATTATCCCAGGAACTGCCGGCAGGAATGAAGTGGGCTGAATTTGCTAGCCTGCTTTCCGGCTTGGGACCAGATACAGCTTTGGGACGGATTGCAGCTATTCGTACGGAGAACGATAAGAACATTCTGGAGAACTTTACTCCGGAACAGCATCGGATCCGAAACGAATGGAGAAGCCGGCGGGCAAAACAGATCGCAGCTACAGCAGACAAAACACAGGTAAAAGCTCAGATTGATGCTATCAAAATGGGATTTCTGAGTATGGAAGGCCTGGGACCACGATAGGGGTGAGCAGAAATTGAGAAAAAGAAAATAAGGTGTCCATACTGCGGACATGAACAAAAAGTGCAGTATACCCCGGATGCGAAATGCCGGGGTGTTTTCATGAAGTGCCAGGCAAGGCACTGCAAGAAAGTATTTGAAATTATTTTAGGCAAGTAGTGCCATTGTGCCGATGCCTCAAAAGGCAGGTGGTACAATGGCAACAAGTATCGGCCAGATCGGACTTGATCTGGTTGTTAATGAAGGTTCGTTCCGGACACAGATGTCTGGAATGCAGAATCTTGCGAAAAAAGCCGGCGCAGCCCTGGCAGGGGCGTTTGCTGTAAAGAAGCTGGTAGATTTCGGAAAATCCTGTCTGGATCTCGGAAGTGATCTGGCAGAGGTACAGAACGTTGTTGACGTTACTTTTCCGAATATGTCGGCTCAGGTTGACAAGTTCGCCCAGTCTGCGCTGAAGGCGTCAGGTCTCAGTGAGACCATGGCAAAACAGTACACCGGTACGTTTGGAGCCATGGCGAAGGCGTTCGGCTTTAATGAACAGCAGGCCTACGACATGGGTACTGCTCTCACGTCCCTGACTGCGGATGTAGCGTCTTTCTACAATCTCAGCCAGGATGAAGCTTACACAAAGCTCAAATCTGTTTTTACAGGCGAGACTGAATCCCTCAAGGATCTGGGCGTCGTCATGACCCAGACAGCTCTGGACAGCTACGCCCTTGCGAACGGGTATGGAAAGACTACAGCACAGATGACAGAGGCCGAAAAGGTCTCTCTGCGGTATGCGTTTGTTCAGCAGCAGTTATCTGCAGCATCGGGTGACTTTGCCCGGACATCTGGATCATGGGCGAACCAGGTCAGGGTGCTAAAGCTGCAGATTGATTCCCTGAAGGCATCGATCGGCCAGGGACTGATTAATCTGTTCACGCCGATCATACAGACAGTGAACACCCTCCTGGGAAAATTAGTCACTCTTGCGAATGCATTTAAAGCTTTCACAGAGCTGATCACCGGAAATAAAAACTCTGGATCTTCCGGAGAAGGCCAGATCGCGGCGGCTGGTACAGCGGCAACAGATGCAAGTGCCGGACTGCAGAACGCTACAGATGCGGCGAACAGCACGACATCTGCGGTAAAGAAGACCGGAAATGCAGCACAAAAGGCTGCAAAGCAGATGCGGTCCCTGATGGGATTCGACAAGATCACAAAACTTTCCGAACCGTCAGATACGTCTTCATCTGCAGATACTGGAAATTCCGGAAGCACTCCAAATGGCTCCGGAACATCTGCTGGAAGTCTGGGAAGTCCTGTAGACTTCGGATCTTTGGCAACCGGCGAGGATGCGGTATCCAAGTTGGACAAGAAATGGCAGCAGGCCTTCGAGAATATGAAGAAGGCTATAGAGCCAACAACAAAAGCTCTTAAAAATCTCTGGGATAATGGTCTTGCCCGGCTTGGTAAATTCGGCTGGACAGCATTAAAAGACTTCTGGCAGCACTTTCTTGTACCTGTCGGAAAGTGGACCATGGGAGTTGGCCTTCCCCGTTTCATCAATGCCCTGAATGATGGGCTGATGAAAGTGAATTTCGGGAAGATCAACAAGGCTCTTGCAAAGCTATATGATTCCCTTGCACAGTTTACGATTAACGTAGGCGATGGCTTACTGTGGATTTGGGAGAACATTCTTGTTCCTCTGGGAACATGGACAGCAAATGAAGTTGTTCCAAGGTTCTTGGACACTCTGCGACTTGCTATTGACGATGTAAACAGTGTTCTTGAAACGCTGAAGCCACTATTTCAGTGGTTTTGGGATCATGTTCTCGAGCCAGTAGCAAAATGGACAGGAAAGAAGTTCCTTAAAGCCTGGGATGGAATCAACAAATGCCTGGAAGCATTTTCCGACTGGTGCACTACTTATCCTGGCGATATACAGTTTATAGCCGGGATGATTGCGGCGTTTTTTGCGGCATGGAAAGTCACAGAGCTGCTTTCATTTATCCAGCAGTCAGGAGGCGTCATAGGGGCGCTGAAAGCTATACAGACAGCTCTCCTGGGGAACATTGCCGCAAAGCTTACAGACAAGGCGGAAACAATGTATCTGACCGCCTTGTACGCAAAAGATTTTGTCATAAGTGCGGGCCAGAGTGTTGCAGCGCTTGGAAAACAGGCGTTTAGCATTGCAACAGCTACAGCGGCAAAAATAGCAGATGCAGCAGCACAGGCGGCAATGACAGCGGCCACAGTGGCCTGGAATGCTATATGCGGAATTGCGACTGCGCTTACCACGGCGTTCGGGGCAGCCGTGGCGTTTTTAACATCCCCGTTTGGGCTGGTGGTGATTGCAATCACGGCCGCTATAGCCGTGGGCGTACTACTTTACAAAAACTGGGATACCATCTGCAAATGGGCAACAAAACTCAAAAACTGGGTTGTTGACAAAACTCGTGGTCTCAGAGATGGTGCTGTAAATGCATTCAATACATTAAAAACAAACTGTTCAAATGCAATGTCTGCATTGGTGACAAGCGTAAAAGAAAAATGGAATGCGATTAAGACAAAATTCAATGAATTTAAGAACTGGCTGGCATCTGTGTTCCAGACAGACTGGTCAAAGAGATTCGGCTTTTTCGGAAACGTCCTGAATATATTTCTTTCAAGTGTAAAGGCAAGGATACAGGGGATTAAGAATATTTTCAACGGTTTGATAAAATTCGTTAAAGGCGTTTTCACAGGAAACTGGAGACAGGCGTGGGATGGCATCAAGCAGATCTTCGTTGGAGTGTTCCAGGGGCTTACTGGGCTCGCAAGAAGCCCGATTAATGCGATTATATCGGCATTCAATGCGGTGATCGGAACGGTTAACAGCATGATCAACAAGATCAACAGTATAAGCTTCAGAATCACAGTACCATCATGGATTCCAGGAATAGGTGGTTCATGGTGGGGATTCAACGGATTTAACCTTCCGAACATCGGAAGCATTCCATTCCTGGCACAGGGCGGTTATGTAAAACCAAACACCCCGCAGCTGGCTGTAATTGGTGATAACAGACACCAGGGAGAAGTTGTGGCCCCGGAAGGTAAGCTGAAAGAAATGGCTATGGCAGCAGTTCAGGCGGCAGGACCAGGAGTGAGCAGAGATGAACTGGAATCAATCATTAACAGAGCAGTTATGAGAATTGTTGCAGCACTGGCAGAGATGGGATTCTATATTGACTCAGAGCAGATCGGCAGAGCAACGTCCGCAGCCCGAACGGCGGCAGACAGAAGATTTAATGCAGTGGAGGTAGGATGATGGGGAAAATCATATGGTCAGGAAGTACGGTTTTGCCTGCGCCCACTTCCATGAGCGTTTCGGATGAAATCATATGGACTTCAGATACAGGAAGAACCCTGTCAGGATATATGACAGGAGATCCGGTAGCAGAAAAGAAAACTGTATCCTGGAAATGGGAGTACATCACGGAAGCAGAGTTGAAAATAATAAAAAATACCCTGGTTCCAGGATATTTCCCAGTATCATTTCACGATGATGGAATTGATGTCACGATAGAAGCTTACAGAGGAACACTTGCAAAAGAACACTTAGGGCAACTTTCTGACGGTATCTATTATTATAAAAGCGTAACGGTTGACGTAGTACAGAGGTGATAAGAAATGATCAACACATCAGCGGCTTATAAAGAGGCGATTAAAAAGAACAGAATTCTTCATCATGAGGCGAAGATAGAATTTTCAGATGGGACAGCCCTTACACCTCAAGACCAGGATTTGTATACATTCAAAATTTCCGAAAATACATCGAATGAAAAAAGCTTTGATTTGGGATCGGCAATCGCAAAACAGCTTGATCTCAAAATCAACAACATCGATGGCGAATACAGCAAACATAAATTTTCCGGGGCAAAAATTACGGCCAGAGTTGGATTAGAGATATCCGGAAAGACTGAATGGCTGAAAAAAGGGGTTTTTTATGCAGATCCCGGAAAAACTGCCGGAGATACTATAAGCGTAACAGCAGTAGATGGCATGACAAAATTTGACGTTTCGTATAGCAAAAGTGGATTAAGTTATCCAGCTACTCTGGGGAACATAGTAAGAGACGCCTGCAGCGTATGTGGAATAACAATGTCACCAGAAATAGCGTCATTTGAGAAAAGTGACTTTGTTGTAACAAATAGGCCAGTAGATTCTTCTTTAACATTCAGGAACATTCTTCAATTTGTAGGAGAGATTGCCTGCTTGAATTTTAAAATGAATGCAGATGATCAGTTAACTGCGTCCTGGTATGATACAAATTTGCTTGAATCTGAAACAGCTGAAGCTGCAATAAAAGTTGAACATTATTCCGGAACAATCGAAACTGACGATGTAGTCATAACTGGAGTTAAAGTCACAGAAGAAAGCGTATCCGATTCGGACACGGAAGAAAAAAATGAGACAGAGTATATCTATGGTTCAACAGGGTATGTTTTAGAAATCAAAGAGAACAAATTGATCCAGGAAGGAAATGGTGCATCTGTAGCTGAATATGCAGGAAGAAAGGTGAATGGAATTGCATTCAGACCTGTTTCGATTCATACGCAGGGAGATCCTTCTATAGAAGCCGGGGACATAGCTGTAATAACTGACAGGAAAGGGAATAAATACAAAACAATTCTCACAGGAGTCATATATACAGCAAAAGCACAGCAAGACCTAATCTGCGGAGCAGAAAGCCCGGCAGAGCAGTCTGCGGTAAGATACAGCAAAGCCACACAGGTATACCGTGAACTTCGGAAAACGGTGGCAAAGCAAAAGACAGAATTTGAAAAATCACTTGAGGCTTTAAAAACAGCGATGGGAGAAAAAAGAGGGCTGTATCCTATTACTGAAGTTCTTGAAGATGGAAGCTCTATTCTGTATTTTTGTGACCAGGATACTGTTGCAGAATCAAAGATCGTAGTAAAGCTGAATGCATCCGGATGGGGAATGTCAACGGATGGAGGAAAAACCTGGAATACGGGAGTTCTGGTAGATGGAACCATGATTGCTAAAATATTGAATACAATAGGAATTAACGCAGATTGGATCAACACCGGAGCAATAGAGATAAAAACAGAAGACGGAGAAACTATATTTCGCGTAGATATGGATTCAAAAAGCGTATATATGTCCGGAGATGTCCGGATTGGTGGAAAGAAATTTTCTGAATCAATAGATAATGCTATAACGGATTCAAAAAACTACGCGGACAGCAAATTGGCAGATTATAGCAAGACAGTTGCAGACTCCCTGGAAGGATTGCAGGGACAGATAGATGGGCAGATCGAGTCATTTTATTATGAGTATGAGCCGAGCTTGCAGAATATTCCTGCCTCCGAGTGGGCAACTACAGAAGAAAGGAAGAAGCATGAGGGAGATCTATTTTTCTGGAAACCGAACAAGGATACCGGGGAAGGCGGCTACGCCTATAGATTCTTATATGATTCATCTGTAAGTAAATGGGAATGGGTTCTCGTACAAGATACGGACATCACAAAAGCCCTTGCGGCGGCACAGAACGCACAGGACACCGCAGATGGGAAACGGCGCACTTTCGTAGTGACGCCTTACCCTCCTTACGACATTGGAGACACCTGGAATCAGGAAGACGGAGATATTCTTACCTGTGTAGTTGCACGTGCGGCAGGGACTTCGTACGTGTCAACAGACTGGAAAAAATTGAATAAGTATACTGATGATACCGCAGCGGAAGAAGCCAAAAAGGCTGCGGAACAGGCGAAAGAAGCCGCCGCACTTGCAAAGAACATGGTTTTGACTTTATCTAATGATAGCCAGAGTATTACCGTAGATGCGGACGGAAAATATAACACATTTCCGGCGACTGCCACCCAAGCGACTGTTATGTATGGATCAACAGATATTAGTGTAGATTGCGAATATGAGATAACGAAATCAACAGGTATTACAGGCAACTGGAACAAAAGCAACCGTATATACACAGTAACGGGATTATCCGAAAATTCCGGGTGGGTTGAAATAAAAGCTACCTATATTAAAACACTTACGGTATCGAAGCGTTTTACGATACAGAAAGTATACGCAGGAACAGACGGCACCCCGGGAAGAACATACATTATAGAACTTTCCGCATATGCAGCTAAAAGGGGCGCAGACGGCGAAGTATCGCCTAGTTCCGTAACAGCATATGCATATTACAGGGATGGAGCAGAAACAAGAAAAACATATTCTGGCAGATGGAAAATTCAGATTTCTACAGACGGAAGTACCTGGACGGATTCATGGACGTCAACGTCAAATGCAACGAGCACAACAAAAAATCTTAAAAATGCAGAATATAATTTTGTTAAATTCATACTGTATGAAGCTGGCGGGACAACAAATGAGCTTGATACGCAAACTTTTTTGATTCTTACAGATATATCTGCACTAACGCAAGAAGAAATAGTCAAGATATTATCTGATAACGGTGCATGGAAAGGACTATATTATTCGAATAACCATTTGTATATATCTTTCGATGCGGCTCTCGGAGGAATACTGACACTTGGCGGCCCGAACAACGGTAACGGCCAGCTGAAACTATATGACGAAAACGGGAAGGAAGTTCTTAGACTGACCAACGGCGGGATGGCAATGAACAGTGCTTCTGACGATGCTATAACTATATTCAAGCTTCTGCGAACTGGATTGTTTTATTACGATTCAACCGGAAAGAAGAGAAAGGTAAGTATCGATACGGGCGGCCTGGCTGTATATACAGATTACACTGACGCAAATAACTATAAAATGTTGAAGCTGGGGAAATACGGCCTGTATGCAGCAAAAAAAACAAGCGGCGTAGAAGAACTGTGGATGGAAGGTGATACGAGCAAAAAATGGGAAGGCTATATTATCCGCTACTTAAACGGCTTGATTCGCATAGCTGCAAACGCTATATATACAGATGGATGTTCGATAGGAAATAACTTAACCACATCTGGAACACTTTCGGTAGCAGGAACCGCTGGATTAAAAGGCGGTGCGTATGTACAAGGAAGTTTTTCGTTTGAGGATGCGGAACAAACTGCAGCTTCGTCACCTGTTAGAAGAAGACCGATAGCTACAGCTGGAACTGAAGGAAAGAAGATAGCTTACATTGCATCTGGCACCACGATGTCTAGTGAAGGGTTTGAAGTTGATCATTTAGAAATCAGAGGACAATTTACAACAAAAAGCTATTACACAAGAAAATTCTATTCTGGCTCAGCTCCGTCCGACATTCGCTTAAAAGAGAATATCGAGGATAGCGAGGTAAACGCTCTTGAATTAGTGAACCGGATGCGAGTCCGACAGTTTGACTGGAAAAAAGGCGGGCATCAGAATATTGGCTTTGTGGCAGATGAGCTGGAAGAAATCGACCCGAACTTGACCCTGGGTGGCGGTTATGATGAAAACGGGGGAATGGATGTTAAGCAGATCAACACCCCATATCTTATGAATTATGCCATTAAGGCAATTCAGGAACTGTCTGAAATGGTAAAAAAACAGGATAAACGTATTAAAAAACTTGAAAGGAGGCTGAGTTAATGCTGATTGCAGAATTCTCCCATAAGGGAGAAGAAATAGAGATTGACAATGTACTCTGGCAGCATGATTATGGTCAGAAGATTCAGATTAAAGGACTGGATCTTCCGGAAGTTTTCGAAGTCCATTTTGCCTGGAAAGACCTGGAAAAAGCGAAAGTAGTTACCGGTTCCACAGTAGACGGAGTATCCACAGTAGATATCCCCAACATCGCCCTGGAACAGAGAAGGGCAATCACCGCTTACATCTACCTGTCGAACGCTGTTGAAGGCGAGACGGTGAACACAATCCTTATGACAGTCAATAAGCGAAAGGCTCCGGAAGGATTTGAAATTCCGGAAAAAATTGACCTGTTTCATCATACTATCGAAGCAACTGCGGAATATCAGCGGAGAGCAAAGGAATCAGAGAAAAATGCATCCACACAGGCGGCAGACTCAGAAGCCTGGGCACATGGCCGGGAAGATCATCCGGATCAGGCGCAGGACAATGCAAAATATTATGCAGAACAGGCCGCAAAGAGCGCCGCAGAAGTACCAGGAAAGGCGGAACAGGCAAAGAAAGACATTGACAAGTACGTTCGGCAGAAAGAATCAGAACTGAAGGGTGAAACCGGCAATGTCTTTTTTGCGGCTTTCAAAGTCATAAACGGTCGGTTGAAGATGTATTCTGATCCGACCGTGGACAAGGTATGCTTCCGGAGAGTAGGAAGCCGGTTAAAGTACAGACTAAAGTTTTGAAAGGAGTATATATGAATACAGAAAACAACTATATTGAAACAGATCTTGGAAACGTATCACCAAGTCCTTGCGGTGAATATGATCCATCTGCACAGTATGAATACCTCGACCTTGTAAGCTATCAGGGCGGTTCTTACTTGTGCCTGATAGAATTAGGAACTAAGGTTTCCGGTACAGCTCCGGAAGCTGGAAAGAATACAGACACCTGGCAGCTTGTTACATTGCCAGGCAATCTTACACCGGAATACGTTGCTATGCATGATGATGTGGCGAACAAGGCAAAGCAAGTGGAATCTTCCAGAGCGGCTGTGGAGCAGTCGCAGCAGAATGTTGAAGCAGCTCAGACGGATGTGCAGCAGTTACATTCTGACACCGTAGAAGCGGCACAGGAAGCTTCAGGCAGCAGGGACAGCGCCGCAGGATACGCCCAGGCCGCTGAGACATCCAGACAGGCCGCTGCGGAATCTGAACAGAACGTCAATGTTCAGGTGTCCGGATTCGATAACCACGTGTCCGAATCGGTCACACAGGCACAGAAGGACATTGAAGTAGCCCGGCAGCAGGCGGTTAAGGCAGTCACAGCGCAGCAGGAAGCTTCTACCAGCGCCGTAAAAACAGAAACGGAAAATTATATTGATGAAAAGAAAACAGAAGCCAAAAACGAAATTACAGCGCATACGGATTCAGAAATTAAAAGAGAAAATGATGCCACGGCGGAAGCAAAAAGCAAGCTGGCGCAGACAATCTCTGACGCCGGAACAATAAATAAAACATTAGAGAAAACTGTAAGTGATGCCGGAAATGTTCAGAGCGAAATTGGAAAAACCGTGCAGGCCGCCGTTAATGCTGCGGAAGCATCTAAAAAGCAGACAGGTCTTGCTAAAACAGCAACAGAGGAGGCAACGAAACAGGCCGCCGCCGCAAAAGCAGCTACGGAGACTCTTAAAACGCAGACGGATCACATCACGTTTCAGGTAAACTCCGAAGATGGAGGACTTGATGTCATATACACAGAATAATCAGAACTTGTAAGGATTCCTTACAGGTTCTTTTTACATACAAAATAAGGAGGATCAAAAATGGCAACAGGAGACCAGACATTCGTTAACATCCCACGAGAAACAACTATGCAGGATATTGCCCAGGCATTGCAGACGATGGCACTTACCCAGTCAGCAGACTTGCAAAAAATATCTACCTGGGCACAGCTTAGCAGACTCTCCAGAAATGGGATCGCCCGGAAGATATTCGATTTTGGCGATCAGATCCTGGAAAAATGGACTGATACAGCTGCGAACAACAAGGAATACGATTTCCCGTGGCATATCACACACTTTGATACTGCAGAACTGGAGAATGGAGAGAATATCGAGGGAACTTTCCTTGAAGCTCATTACGCCACACCATTCGGTGTGCAGTTCAGCAACCGCGCATTTCTGCGCTGCCCTGATGGACTTACGGCCGGAACCTACAATGTAACGCTTGGAGCAAACTGGGGCAGCAAAGATGCACAGAAAGACACGACATGGCAGTTTACACTTACAAAAGCTGTTCCTGCAGGTGGATCAGTAGCCGGCTTTACCCAGATGCCAGACAAAGCAGCATCAGAATGGAAAGCAACCTCATACGCCGCAGATGGAATTACGAAAATTGAGACAGTGCCTATTACGTCCGGATCCGGAGGAACGTCTCTGGGAATTATGCAGTATGCAACCAGAAACGGGAACCTCAACAGTATGCAGGAATCCGGATATGGCTGGAACCGGTGGAAATATTCAGCAGCACGCCAGTGGCTTAATTCCGATCGGCCGAAAGGCAAATGGTGGACTAAGCAGGATGACTGGGATATAGCACCTGACCAGTTAGCCACAAAAGACGGATTCCTTTGCGGATTGCCGGCAGATATGGTTGCGGTACTGAAACCAATAAAAGCGATCACGCTTACGAACACAGTTAATGATGGTGGCGTAACAGACGTCACATATGACAAGGTGTTTCTTGCATCTATGTCGCAGATGAATGTCAATATGAGCAAAGAAGAAGGAACAGTTCATGAGTACTGGCAGCGCAGAACTGGATCCAGCAAACCTATTGAGCCTTGGAAACAATATCCTTGCATGATCCGATATTCAGCTGCGAACCATACATCACCTCAGTATGTGTTTTCTCGGTCAGCCAATCAAGGCAGCGCTAGCCACGTCATGAATACGTACGCCGATGGCCCTGTCAACGGCGCGCACGCGTGGGGTGCGTTTACTTACGCCCCGCTTGTCTTCATTTAATCAGTAATCAATAATCCCTGCACCCACGGATGCAGGGGTGGAAAGGAAAGAAATGGCAGTTAAAGCCGGAGAAAGAAATACGCCGGATACTCCGCAGAAAAGACAGTTAGATGCTGCTTGGGAGGCAAGAGAACTGGCATTGTACACAATCAAGATATGCACCAACAAGAATATCTTTCTTCCAGAATACCAGTCAGCTCTTACGGATGATATTATCCGTAAGGCAAAGGATATTTACACAAACGTCTGGACTGCAAACAATATCAGAGTAGATGGCCATAAGGAGTTGTGGATCTGGAGAAACAGACTTCAGAAACAGGCCGTGATGGATTGTAACAACTTACTGGCATTAATCGGGCTTGCTCGCTCTCTATTCCATTTAAAAGGAAAGAAGGTAAAGTATTGGTCTGAAAAAACTCTCAAAACACGAAACTATATCAAGAAGTGGAGAGAAGGAGATCAGGAAAGATACTCGTAATAAGTTTGGGACGTAGGCTATACTCAGTATGTGTTTTCTCGGTCAGCCAATCAAGGCAACGCTAACAACGTCATGAATACGAACGCCGATGGCAATGTCAACAACACGAACGCATGGAATGCGAATACTTACGCCCCGATTGTCTTCCTAAAGGCATTACGGTTATTGCATAGCAATAATTGCCCTGAAGATCTAGACAAGGAGCCGAAATCCCTGGCGAAAGCCTAAACAATACTGCGGATAATCGAAAGAGACAGTGCGTGACTCACATGAGCCTGTCAGCACTGAGAAACTGCGGATATTACAAAAATGAAAAGTATAACAGATTTTGATAGCTTGCACGAATCCATGGTGAAATGCAAGAAAGGAGTTTCTTGGAAACCATCTGTGAAATCATTCGTGCTAAATAGCGAAGAGAACCTTCTTCGCATGGAGAGGCAGCTAAAAGAAGGGAGCTGGAAGAACGGGAAACCCAAACCGGTTCTAATCACGTACCCGAAGCGCCGGGAAGCGTTAAGCATCCCGCTCAAAGACAGAATATACCAGAGAAGCATCAATGATAATTCCTTGTATCCTCAGATGACCAGAAGCTTTATTTATGCAAACTGCGCCTGCCAAACTGGAAAAGGCACAGATTTTGCGAGAAAGCTGATTAAGAAATATCTGTGGAATTATTTCTGCAGCTACGGCTCAGATGGATGGATCGTCCAGATTGACATACATGGTTATTATCTTAACATGCGTCACAAGGATGTAGAGCATCAGATCTACTGCAATACAGACCCTGACACTACCAAAATGTCGTGTGGAGTATTGAGGGACCAGTATGCTGGCGAGACCGGATACAACCCAGGATCTCAAATGGTCCAGATCGCTGGTATCGCTCTTCTGGACCCAGTGGATCATTACGCCAAAGAGCAGCTGCATGTAAAGTATTATATCCGGTATATGGACGACTTCTGGATGCTCTTGCCAACAAAAGAACAGGCAGAAAAGACATACATCGAAACCGTTGAAAAGATACAGGCATATGGCCTGGAAATCAACGAAAAGAAATCCCATGTCGTCCCACTCAGAAAAGGATTTACGTTCTTAGGTTTCCGATATCGTATGACAGACACCGGAAAAGTTATCATGACGCTCAATCCAGACAGCGTAAAGCACGAAAGAAAAACTCTGGCCAGAATGGTACGTAAATCCAAAAGAGGAGAATTGCCTCCAGAGAAAGTGGAAGAACATCATAATGCCTGGCAGAATAATGCAAGAAAAGGAAACTCGTATAAAGTAACACAAAGAACAAGAAAATACTTAGAACAACTGAAAGAAGGTGAAAAGAATGAAAGTAAAAAGAATGTCTCAGACACCTGCAGAAGTGGCAGAGGAAGAAAATCTCAAAGCAACGGTCGAAAGACAGAAGCGGACTATTGAGAACCAGAAGGTTACAATTCAGTATCTGGCAGCAATGACAGATGTCTATATCCCAGATGAAGAGGAGGAAGAGGAGAATGTACAGAATTTTGCTGAAAATGAAGAAAATGTATAAGCATGAAGATTGGCTCAAGATGGTAGAGCAGGCCCATGAGCGTGGAAAACTCACCGATCAGGAATATCAGGAGCTTATCAATCTTGAAGAGGAGGAAGCATGATCGTAGGAGCTGCAATCCTGGCATTCTTTACAGGGATGATTGAAGGAGTAGGAGTTACATGCTTAATGCAGTCGAAGAACATGACAACAAAATTACAGATCATCAGTCGCCTGTGGTCACATATTACAGATCTCAGGTTAATACTGAACGGAACGTCCAGCAAAACGATAGAAGAAGTCGAGGACGAGATTGACATCACAGAAAGCCTCTGCCGACCCTATACGGATGCAGACGATGAGGAAGTTTTCAAATGAGAGATAAGAAAAGAAGCATTAGAGCAGAGCCGTGAGGCTCTTATTTTTATACAAAATTGCGCCGGCGCAACACCGGAGAAAGCGTGAATAATTGAAAGAAATACTCACACAGACTTATCTTATTGCATTGCCGATCCTACTTGGTTACATTGTCTGGCTTTTGAAAAACCAGAAAAAAGATCGGGACGCAAATAGTAAAGGAACCATGCTCCTGCTCCGTGTCCAGATGATTGAATATCACTCGAAGTATACAAAAGCAGGAGATATTCCATCTTACGCTTATCAGAACTTTTGCGAGATGTATGAAGCCTACCACCGTCTTGGAGGAAACGGCATGGTAACAAAAATGAAACAGGAAATAGAAGAATTACATATCAAGAGAAAAGGAGAATGATCATGTTTAAAAATTGCGTATTCAAACCAAGTGTAGATACTGTGAAATGGCTGAAAAGAGCTGGAATCAGGGCACTGAAGACAATGGCTCAGACTGCAGTAGGCGTGATCGGTGCCGGAAGCGTGATTTCAGCAGTGGATTGGAAGATGGTAACATCAGCAGCAGTCGTGGCCGGGGTGGTAAGTATACTTACCAGCGTAGCAGGAATTCCGGAAGTAGAGGCAGAAGAAGGTGAGTGATCACCTTCAAAGGAGAAACAATATGTTAAAAATTATGGGGAAATCACAGGCCAGTATTGAACAGATGTGGGCTTATATCAGAAAGATGAATCCGAAGGTGTCCGATTCGGTCATAAAGATGATTCCTCTGTATATCACAGAAGGCGCAGCAGAAGGTGTCCGTGGTGATGTCGCATTTGCCCAGAGCTGCCTGGAAACCGGAAACTTCACATTCAGCGAATCGGCAGTAACACTTGCACAGAACAACTTCTGCGGTATGGGCGTGACCAAAACCGGTATGAGAGGCAACAGCTTCAAGAACCCGGCAGAGGGTATCCGGGCACAGATCCAGCACCTGCAGGCCTACGCATCCACAGATCGGCTGAAGAACCGTTGCGTGGATCCGCGCTATACATACGTCAACAGAGGCTGTGCGCCTTATGTGGAGTGGCTTGGGATCCAGGAAAATCCCAAAGGACAGGGCTGGGCATCCGGAAAGAACTATGGACAGAAAATCATCAACATCCTGAACGGCATATTATCTATTAAGGCATCAAAGAAGGCATTAAAAACAGAAAAGGAGAGTGTTACCATGAACATTATCAAAATGATCAGCAAGGAGAATTGCTATATCGGCCAGAACAAACCTGCTTACATCGTGATCCACGAGACAGACAACTGGAGCAAGGGCGCAGATGCAAAAGCCCATGCTACAGCCATGAAGAATGGCAATCTGGCCGGAACCGTGCACTACTATGTAGATTCCAAGTCTGTTTACCAGACACTCGATCACAATGACGGAGCCTGGGCCGTAGGAGACGGAAAAGGAAAATACGGCATCACAAACCGAAATTCTATCAACATCGAGATCTGTGTGAATCCGGAAACAGACTACTATAAAGCGGTAGATAAGGCGGAGCAGCTGGCAGCACAGCTTCTGAAACAGTACGGCTGGGGAACAGATCGCCTGAAACGCCACTATGATGCTTCCAGGAAGAACTGCCCGCGCCGGATCCAGGCAGAAGGACGCTGGCCGGAATTTGTAAAAAAGACTGCAGCATATATGAAGGGAGCAACGACAGTGAAGAATACGACAACAAAGAACACAGTAACATTAACTGACAAGATCGAAGTCCAGTTCCCGGTGATCCAGAAGGGTAGCAAAGGAACGGCTGTATCCATGCTGCAGGCCATGCTCGGAGTAAAGGTGGATGGTGATTTCGGAAACGATACAGACACATCACTGAAAGCATTCCAGAAAAATGTAAAGCTCACAGCAGACGGCATCTGCGGAGCGGACACCTGGGGAAAAGTGATCGAGCACATGAAGGCGAATACAAAATAAAAAAAGGAAAGCCCCGGCTCAATCGCCGGGGCAGGTTTATTCGGAAAAATCTTCTTTAACCACCCTTTCGAGCAGGCTAATGACGTAAGCAGGAGGATTCCTTTTACTGGATTCCCAGTTTTCAATAGTTCTCTTTGGAATCTTATATTTTTCAGAAAAGGCTTGCTGGCTTAACCCGGAATATTGTCTTAACTCTTTTATGGTCATTTCACACCTCGTTTAAATAAAATATATGTTTCTGCATTTTGTCATCATAGCCTATAAAGCATGGTTTTTCGTTTCCGTATAGGCATTCATTAACATTATAGATTTCTCCCCATGGGAATGCCACAAATGTTCCCCACGTATTCTCGTATACTTCCAATTCTCGTGGAATAGCGACCTCTATTTGATCCCAACATGCAGCGGTTCCTTCAGGATTATCACATGTATATATGCTTCTTTTTTCGGCTGATAAGCAACCGTAATTACGGTATATTTTTAATATTTGCATTCTTCGAATTCCTCCATTAGTCTATCCCAAAATTCGGAATCTACATCATCATGCGGCATCAATGCGAAAACATCAGAATCATATCCGAGTATTCTGCAATGACGCATGATATCTTGAGTGGTGACTTTATCCGCTGCCAGAAGTGCCAGCAATGGATTTTCTTCTTCTTTTTGCTTTTCTTCTCTTGCGAGTTCTTCAGCTTTAATAAGTACTTGGCGAGCTTTTGATTCCACTTTCCAAGGTTCGTATCCGTTGAGCTGATCTCTAATATCTTCAAAAAGCCCGTACCAATCACCGTCTTCCGGAATATCTTCCACGATACAACAATGATCATCAATTAATACCGCATATTTTCTGATCCCATCAAAGTTATACCTGATAACATTATTCCGCAGCTCACCACCTGGGCTTACGGGAAGATAAGTATACTCAATCCCTTTTCCTTTCAACGCTCTTTCGAACTGTCCATCAAACTCGATGAACTGATGAACGACTTTTATTCCATAATGCGTCAATTCCGTAGCCATTTTCATTCCTCCTTATTTTTTAAGCAGCAACAAATTCGCCGCTTAAATTATCTACATAACCAAGCTTAATTTCTTTTTTACAGTTCCACGCATTCGTATAAAGCCTTGTCTGGATATATGTGCGATTTTTTCCGTATTTAATCCAATCATTAGCACTAACCTTGTAGTTCCAACCAGAAGTTTTGCCAATTTCTTCAGCTTCTAACATTGCTTTTTCTATAGCCCAAGCAGATTTCATAGCAATGCTCATTGACACGTTCGCAGTTCTTTTGATTTCCCATGCGTTTTTCATAATGTTTCTTTTGTCGTATTTCAT